TATAACAATCGTTGGGGCGGTGTCGCTTGACCGGTAAAGTCCTTGAACTCGTAGGAGACGTAATCTCCCCTGATCGTAAAGCTTCTGAATTAGCCAGACAGTATCTGGTATGGGAGAATCAGAGGAGCACTTGGAAACGTTCCATGGAAGAAGTGATTCGTTACGTATTCGCTACGGATACTACCATGACTTCCAACGCCTCTTTGCCTTGGAAGAATAAGACTACTCTCCCCAAGATATGTCAGATTGCCGATAATCTTCTGTCTAACTACATCTTGACCATGTTCCCCAAACAGAAATCTATCTTCTGGCAGGCTGACAATGAAGACTCCAACTCCGTGGAGAAGAGAGATACCATTGAAAGTTACATGGGTTGGGTGATTTCCCAAGAGTCTTTCAAGAAAGAATTCTACAAAATCGTCTCTGATTTCGTCTACAAGGGCAATGCTATTGGCACTGTAGAGTGGACTGATGAACGTGTACAACAGCCCGGTAAGACTCAAGTAGGGTATGTAGGTCCATCTCTACGTCATCTTTCCCCACTAGATGTAGTCTGCAATCCCACTGCAGAAAGCTTCCTTCATTCTCCCAAGTTCGTCCGTTCTGTGATGAGCCTAGGTGAACTGAAGAAGTATCTGAATAAATTAACTAATGATGAAAATCGTGAACGTTACGAAGCTCTCTACGCATATGTGAAAGAGATTCGTATGCGTGCGCGTTCCTTGACTGGTGATTGGATCGAAAGAGACAATATGTACCAGATCGAAGGATTTTCTTCTTTCCAACAGTATCTGCTTTCAAACACCGTAGAGGTTCTGACCTTCTATGGTGATTACTATTCTGCGGATGACGATGAATTCCAAGAGAACGTAATGGTTACTTTCGTGGATCGACACAAGATCCTAGACGAAAGACCTAATCCTTCTTACTTCGGATACCCTCCAATCTTCCATTGTCCATGGCGAACACGCCCAGACAATATCTGGGGTATGGGTCCTCTGGAGAATCTCCTAGGTATGCAATACCGCATAGACCACATGGAGAATCAGAAAGCCGATCTAATGGATCTTTCTACCTTCCCTGTGATCAAGGTCAAAGGTTTCGTAGAAGACTTTATCTGGCAACCTGCCGAGAAAATTTATGTGTCTGATGAAGGTGATGTTGAGTTACTGCAACCTAACATTCAAGTTCAGCAACTAGTCCAAGACATTGAAATCCTCCAGAACAAAATGGAAGAAATGGCTGGAGCACCTAAAGAAGCTATGGGCTTCCGCTCTCCCGGTGAAAAGACTAAATATGAAGTCCAGCGCCTAGAGAATGCTGCTTCACGTATATTCCAATCCAAGATTAATCAGTTCGAAGAGTTCATCTTAGAGCCTATTCTAAACGCTATGCTAGAGATTGCTCGTCGTAACATGTCTGGTGTGACTGCCATTCCAGTTATTGATGATGAATTCAAGATCCAGATTTTCGAAGATCTCACTGTAGAAGACATTACAGGTGTAGGTAAGATTAAAGCTATTGGCTCAAGACATTTCGCAGAACAAGCTGAATTGATTCAGAACATTAGCGGACTAGCTAATACAGCCATCTGGCCTTACATTCAACAACATTTCTCTTCTGTCAACCTTGCTAAGCTCTACGAAGAAATATTCGACATTGAAGAGTATAACATCGTAATTCCTAATGTGGCTATCTCCGAGAGAGCTGATGCTCAACGTCAGATGCAAGCCTTGCAGGAACAGGTTCATCAGGAAGCTGGTACAGCAACAGGGTTAGGGGAAGATCACGATCTACCTCCAGACCAACAGATGCAAAGTAATCAGCAAATGCTTCAAATGGCGCAAGGACAGTAATGTCGTTAGTCGCAAACTGGACTTCACACCTTAAAGACCCTGAGGAACGTAAGAGGTTCTCCACATACATCTATTCTTCTCGCAGCATCCTTGATCGTCTCAAGACGATTGTAAATGAAATGCAGGAAGAACTAGACCAGAAAGAAACCAATGAGGAACAATACGACAGTCCTTCTTGGGCAGCTCTCCAAGCCGATAGAAATGGCTTTAGAAGGGCATTACGTCGTATTCACAAACTAATCAATCTAGACCAAAAGGACTGATATAAAATGACAATCTTCGACGACCAGAACGAAGAAATTATCCAAATTGACCCTAACAAGGATTACCTCGCTGAACTCACCGGACCCGGTGGCAAGTTCGATAAAGCCAAGTTTGGAGGCTCCGAATTGGAAGCCTACAAAGCTATGGCCAGAGGAAAGGCAGAAGCTGACCGTATGATAACAGTCAAGAATCGTGAGTTTGATCAACTACGCGAAGACTATCTCAAAGCAAAAGCTAATGCCGACGCACAGGCTAAATTCGAAGACCTCCTGACCCGATTGGAGAGTAAGTCTGGGAATGACAACAATAATTCCGGTAGCACCCAAAATAACGGTAATGTTGAACAGCCTGTTTTAGACGAAGCTAAACTAGATACTTTGATTGAACAACGTGTTCTCGATATTGAGAATCGTAAGCGAGAGAAGGCTAATTTAGACGCCGTCGAAAACAAACTCAGAGAACGCTTTGGCGACAATGCTCAAGCTATTCTCCGAGATAAAATGAATACTCTTGGAATCACCAACGAAGACATTAAGTTCTTGGCAAAGAAATCACCGGAAGCGGTCTTCAATGCTCTAGGTCTTAATAGCCAACCTCCTGCGCAACAGGAAGCCGGCCTTCCGAGGTCCAGCTTTAGAACAGACCGTTCTAACAACACAGATGGTGTACGTGACTATCTCTTCTATGAGAAGATGCGTAGAGAAGAGCCCAAGAAGTATTTTTCACAGGACATTTCCGTCCAAAGGCTCAAAGATATGGACTCTCCAGATTTTCTGAAGAGGTATCAAGAGCTTCGTTCAACTCGATAATTTTTAGGAGACTACATGGCTTCTTTTTCTGATGCCACACAGTCAAACATGATTAGGACGCAGATATTCTCTTCGGATATCACGTCTCTACTCTTGGATGACTTAAATGCCATGCAGTTCGTCCGCACTCTAAACGACTTCCCCGACGGTTTCAACTTCAACATCCCAATCTTGGGTCAGGCTGAAGTTGCCACTTTCAACGAGGGTCAGGCGCTTAAGTATAATCAGATGGATACTGGTAACTTCCAGTTCAACTTCACTGATTATGTCTATTCTGCCAACTCGATGACTGAGAAGTTCAAGAGAGATTCATGGTTGTCGCCCCAGATCATCGCTGCTTTCCCGCAGCGTCAGCATCGGGCGCTCATGGAGTACTACGAGACCCGCGTTTGGGCCGTAGCTAATGCTGGACAGACTGCCTCGTCGCTCAACTCAATTAACGGCGCTTCGCACCGTTGGGTTGCTGGCGGCACGACCCCCGCAATTTCCTTCCAAGATTTCGCCAAGGCTCGCTATGCGCTTGCTAAGACGAATATCTCGCCGAAGAATCTTGTTGCGGTTGTCGACCCCTCCACCGCCTACACCTTGGAAACATCAGCTAACGTTACCAACCTGATGACTCCCATGGGTGATTGGCAATCAGTAACTCGCAGTGGTTTGACCTCTGGCTTCAAGTACCGTTTCAATGTATACGGCTTTGACGTCTATGAATCCAACTACCTGCCTTCCATCGTTAGTGAAACGATCAATGGTGTCTCTTCGGGCACCAATGGTGTCGCTAACTTCTTCTTCGACGCTACCCCGGGCGATACGTTGCCTCTGGTTGGTGCGTGGAGGCAGATGCCGACGGTCCAGTCGAAGTTCGACATGGATCTTCAGCAGTGGGATTATGTTACGATTTGCGAATTCGGTCTTGGTCTCTTCCGTGAACAGAATCTGATCACGGTGATCACGTCGAAGTCCGCTGTCCCGGCTTAATAGGAGTATAAAATATGGCTGCTATTACTTCCGGCTCATCCTACTACACCAACTCTGGTTTGTACCAGAAGTTTGGTACCACAATCGCGACTCCTCAGACTTGGGGTGATTACGTGGCGTTTGGTCCCAATCGTGTCATCGAAGGTGTGCTTACCCTCACTGGTCTCTCGACCACTGCTGGTACTCCCTCGATCATCAACGATGTGACCGTATTCCCGGCTCTTCCCTCCGGCCAGCTCTTTGTAGAGAAGGTCGAAGTGGTCTGCGAAACTGCTCTAACTGGCGGTACTTCATTTAACCTCGGCCTCATCCAGCTGGATCGTCAGACGATTCCCTCTGGTTATGGTCAGGGTTTCATTGCTGCCGAAGTTATTGCGACTTTCGACACAGCTGGCAAGGCTGTCACTTACATCACCGGTACCTCTAAAGCGGGTTCGCTTATTGGTTCGGCTCCTGCAAGTGCCACGGGTCCGTACTACATCACTGCGTACAATACTGGTGCAGTTACTGGCGCTCTGCGCGTCCGTATCTTCTACCATGCTATTGGCGGAATCACGCAGTAATTGATTGTGGGGCAGGAGGTGAAAAATACTCTGGCCCCACTTTCTAAGAAAGGAAACTAAATGACATTACCCCTTGACTTCAGTGGCAATGATCTGATCGTAAATACCATTAGCACAGGCGCTACTTCTCAAGGAGTAACTTCTGTTCTAGTTCCTGCCTATGAAAGTGTTTCTGATAACCAGAATCAGGTTGCTGCTGCGTCCTACGCTGTCAGCCACACGATTTACGTTAACGATAACGTTTCAGGCACCTATCAAGTTGCTGGTGTGAGTGCAGTATTCGGTACAGCATCTACCTCAGGAACTCTGCAGGTCGAAGTTGCTACTGGTACTCAGGCGATTGCTTCAGGTACTAACCAACTCACCGGCACCATGTCTCTTAGCGGCACTGCTAACACCACTGTTAACGGAACCGTTATTGCCTCTCCAACTACGATTACCGCTGGTAGCCGTATCAACCTGATTTTTGCAGGTACTGTTACGAACCTCGCCAACGCTTCGATCATTGTTGTTCTAAAGCGAATTAGCTAATATGTCTAAAATAACGTTAACCAATCTCGTTAATCTTCAGAATGAAACGTCTGCGGTTAACGCTATTAACGCTAACAATGCAATCATTCAGACGGCATTGGACAACACTCTATCCAGAGACGGAACTTCTCCTAATACGATGAGTACCTCTCTGGATATGAATGGAAGTCAAATCCTCAATCTTCCTTCTCCCGGATCAGCTAACTCTCCAGCTAGACTCGTTGACGTAGTCAGCAATCCTACTTTACTCCTCACGGTTCCTCCAACTGGAACTTCTGGAGCTGTGGTAGGCTTCCTAAATGGAGCCAATACTCATTCAGGCAACAATACTTTTTCAGGTACTAATACCTTTTCAGGTAGCACAACCCATACGGGAACGACTACCTTCGCAAACACGGTGAGCTTCTCAGGAGGAGCTACAATAGTCTCTCCTGTTCTAGTCACTCCTGCTCTAGGCACTCCTGTATCAGGCACATTGACTAACTGCATAGGTCTTCCTGTTGCCACAGGTATCTCAGGACTAGCTTCAGGTATCGCTACTTTCTTAGCTACTTCTACTAGTGCTAATCTTAGGACTGCAGTAACGGATGAAACTGGCACAGGCAGTCTTGTATTTGCTACCTCCCCTACTCTGGTTACTCCAGTTTTAGGTGCAGCTACTGCAACTAGCATTGCAGCAACTAGCACTGTTACAGCAGCTGGTGGCATAGGCTATACTACCGGTTCTGGAGGTCAGGTCACTCAGATAACCAGTAAGTCTACTGGTGTTACTCTCAACTCCTACACTGGAACAATTACGACACACAACGCTTCTCTAGGTTCTGGTACAGTTGTTTCTTTCGCTTTCACTAACTCAGCTATCGGTACCAACGATATGATTGTCATCCAACATGAAACAGGAGGTACTGTCGGAGCGTATACAGTGAATGCAAGACAAAATGGAGTAGGCGCAGGCATCGTAGATCTCAGAAACAATACTGGCGGCTCCCTTGGTGAAGCTCTGACGCTTCGCTTTGCAATCATTAAATCGGCGAATTCATAATGACTAAAATTACATTAACAAATCTAGGAGCAGGAACTGCATTTCAGAATGCAATTACTCCAATCAATGCTAATAGTGCTACGATTGTAACTGCTTTTGACAACACTGTTTCAAGAGACGGAACTAGCCCCAATACTATGGGAGCTGATTTCGACATGAATTCCCATCGTATTCTAAATTTACCTTCTCCGGTATACCTTACTGATCCTGTTAGATTAGAAGACTTACAGTCGGTCAACGGTTCCTTCGTCACTGCCGCTGCAGGTACATCTGGACATACTGTTCCATATCTAGACGGTAATAATACTTGGTCTGGTACGAATGCATTTACTAATGCTACACAGTCTGCATCATTTACTGGAGGTGGGATATCAATTGATACAACCTCTGGAACCATTAATAAAGGTTTTTCTATAAATCAGACTAGTGCTGGTTCAAACTCATTTACTGGGTATAGTGGCTATAATACAATATCCATTAATGATTATTCTAATGGCCAGTCTGAAAATGACTTCACTTCTAAAGGATTAGCAGTTTATCTTACTACGGGGGGAAATACTGCTTTAGGGTCTAAAGCAGCCGGGTGGTTCTTCACTAATGCAACAGGTGACTCGTCTTCTTCCCATGTCAATCGTGATTACATCGGTGTAGCGGGCATAGCTACTTCTTCTGCGGTAATGCCGGTTAATGGCAATTCTCCGAGTCTTTTCGCGTCATCTTTCCAAGCAAATCTTTATTCAGGAGCAACTGGTTGGGCTTCTGTCGTAGGTTCGGAAGTCGATGTAGGTTCCCGTGTTACGGGAGTTCCTTACATTATTGGCTGGAATATAGTAAATAATGGGACACAGCAAGCTTCGACTTGGGCTACTGGGTATCACCTAAGCGCCAACACTACAGGTAAGTGGGATTATGGTTGGGCTATGAGTAGCCTCAACGGTGCTACACCATTAGCTACAACAGGCACTGTATTTGCATCGTTGTCGGCTCAAACAGTTGCTAACGTCTTTAACTTCTCTAATCTTACTATCACCGGAAATGCGTTTAGTTTTCCTAACACCACTCTTACTGGTGCAGGTAGTTTATCAACCAATGGTATTTCTAACTTCAACAATACTACAGATAGTTCTTCAACCTCTACCGGTTCTCTCATTACTTCCGGGGGTCTTGGTGTTGCTAAGTCTGCTTACATCGGCACTTCACTTACTATAGGCACGTCTGCATCTACCACTCCTATAACAGTGTTAGGGTCAGCTAGTAATACAGTCTTAAATACTTATTACAACGGTCCGTGCCTGTTTTACAGAACAACTAATTCTACAAATAATAATACATTAGCAGTAGATTTCAGAGGGGCAAATACAAATTCCTACGCTGCGGTCATCGCTCAGATTACCGATCAAACTGTAGGCGCCGTTTCTGGTAAACTCGTATTTGCTACAGCTAATTCTGCCGGTGCAGCTTCTTCTAATTTCTTTATCTACCCTTCTAGCGGAGTTTCTATAGGTCTAGGACAAGACGTAGATGCTGGAGCAGGCAATCTGAGAGTTCTGAATGGTATTACTGCAATCAACGGAACTGTAACAGCCCCTACCCTAAACATTTCGGGCACTGCAACACTCAATGGCAGTGTGTCAGGTTCCTCTTCAGCTGCATTCGGACCTAACTGGTCTATTCTCAATAATGCAAACGACTCTAACTGTCCTCTGTGGCAATTCAATAAGAGTAGGGCTGGAGGTCCAGTCCAAGTCAATGACTTCATGTTCTGGATACAGGTTGGAGGCTCTGACTCTGGCAGCGTTATCCGTGAAGCAGCTGACATGCGCGCAGAGGTCGATGCGGTAGCATCTGGCTCTGTCTCAGGACGTTGGTTGTGGTTAACCAGTAACGCGGGCACTATCGCAGAAAGGTTAAGGCTTACTTCTACTGGTGGTTTAAATCTAGGCACCTTCGCCTCAGACCCCGGTGCAGGTAACTTCAAAGCTACTGGTAGCATTCTATCGACTGGTACTGCTGGCATAGGATATGCTACAGGTGCAGGCGGTACTGTAACCCAAGCTACCAGTCGAACCACTGGTGTCACTCTCAATAAGACTTCAGGAGCAATTACTCTAGTATCTGCTGCAGGCTCTGCTTCTTACCAGACCTTCACAGTTACTAACTCTACGGTAGCTGCAACTGACACCATCATTCTAAACCAGAAATCTGGTACAGATCTTTACATTCTGCTCGTCACTAACGTGGCTGCAGGCAGCTTCAAAATATCATTCGCAACCACTGGCGGTACAACTACAGAACAGCCGGTAATTAACTTCAACGTAATCAAAGGCGTATCCGCATAATGCAACTTAATTTTACAGACCAAGAAATCAGTATCCTAGGCCGAGCTTTAGGTCTAATGCCTTATAATGAGGTCTCAACTCTCATCGCCAATCTTCAGACTCAGATCAACGAACAGACTAAAGATGAAGACCAGTCGTAATGGTTTAGCTTTCATCGAAAAGGAAGAGGGAGTAATCCTATATTCCTACGATGATTATAACGACAAGAGAGTTTCTAAAGGTGGAGTTGCCAGAGGCACACTAACCATAGGTGTTGGGCATACTTCAGCTGCAGGTGATCCTAAAGTTATTCCCGGTATGGTCATAACTAAAGCTCAGGCTGATAAAATCTTGGCACAAGACCTTAATGCTGTTGAGAAAGATATCTCAAGACTGGTTAAGGTTCCTCTAAATCAAAACCAATTCGATGCTCTTGTCTCCTTCCAGTTTAATACGGGAGGACTATCTAAGTCTTCAGTCTTACGAAAACTTAATCAGAAAGACTATAAGGGAGCTGCTAATGCAATGCTCAATTGGAGCAAAGGCAACGGCAATCCTACTCTCCTCTTAGGACGTAGACAGAGAGAAAGATCATTATTCTTAACTCCATCTAAAGACAATACCACAGGTCCTGCAATAGGAACCGGCGTTACTGCCGTGTGGCTCACTTTTACGAATTTCATCCACGCACATCCATATGCTTCCATCCTATCGGCAATAGCATTGGGTTTACTGATCGGAAGCTTCGTACATTTCATAAGGAATAGAAATGCTCAATCAAATTAAAACATGGCTATATGAAGCCCACCAATGGATGGTGGATCATGTATGGAAACCATCATGGACTAAGTTCGTAACTTGGATCTACGGTCTTCCTGCTGCTATGTTCATTCTCTTCGACAAGATCAGTTCTTGGGCAGGAGATACCACTGTCAAACAGGCAATATCAGAACTCCACGTTCCTGAATGGCTACCCCAGACTTTAATTGCGCTGGCCCTAGTCCACTACGTGGCTCACGGAAGGTCTGACGACTAATGTTAGGTTGGATACCTTTAGTAGGACCTATTGTAGATGGTCTTGTATCTATCTTCACTAAGTTCAAAGATACTCAGCTTGGTATGCGTACCGCTGAAGTAGAAGAAGCGAAGGTATCTGCACAAATAATCCAGACTACTAATGATGACATTGTTCTCCGTTTACTCAGAGACGCTATATGTCTGCCAGTAGTGGTCTGGACTATGATCATAGGATGGGATACCATTGTCGTAAGACATTATCCTAATCTTGTGTTCATAGTAGAAAAATACCCAGATAGTGTATCCTATCTCCCCTATGCCGTAATTATGTTCCTTCTAGGCAACATCGGCATCAATGCTTGGACGCGTATGCGATGAAATTAACCCTACTGGACTACACACAAAACATTCTATCTGCTCTTTCATCTGATGAAGTCAATAGCATTGGAGATACTACTGAGTCTCAGCAAGTAGCTGAGATAGTCAAGACCTGTTATTTCAACATCCTGACACGTACAGGTGCTCCTAATGATAAGAAACTATTCCAACTCGAGTCTTCCAACTCGGTTTCCGAACCCAACTTAATGTTCTTCCCTTCTGATGTTAAGACTGTGGAATGGCTTAAATATTACGACAGTACGGAAGATATGTACAAGTACGTGACCATTCTTCCTCTTCAACAGTATGTGGATTGGGTTAATGCCTTTGACATAACTGAGAGTTGGATTGATACCCTGAACTTCACCTTAGGTGTAGAACAGTTCAAATTCAATTATCGGAATGATACACAGCCTACCTACTGCACAGTAATCTCTAATTACTACGTCATCTTTGATGCCTACGACAGCACTGTAGATTCAACCCTACAGGAAAGCAAGACTATGGGCTATGGATTATCTTCTCCTTCTTGGCAGATGGTTGATACCTTCATCCCACCTGTAAGTGATGAGCAAGTCCCTCTTCTGCTCAATGAAGCTAAGTCTCTAGCCTTCTTAGAACTTAAACAGTTAGTTCATTCCAAAGCTGAGCAAGAATCCAAGAGACAGTGGAATACCTTCCAGAAGAATAAATCTAAAGATAACAAACCTTCTTCATTTGACGAACTTCCTGATTTTGGACGCAAGCCACATTTTACTTCGAGGCCCTACATTAAATGGTCATGAGAAAGAATGATCGGATTCTAGTTCTAGAGTCCAATGATCCTACTAAGAAAGACTTCGGAGCTCTAGATAAAGACGCTGTGAGTGGAAAGAATCCTCTCCATGCATCTATGGACCCCAATACTACTCTGTGGTCTCTGAGGTATGAAAGAGGAAATATTCCTATGCCTCTGCGTAATAAATACACGGATTTCAATTCTCTCTTGAGACAAGCTCAGATCTACTTCAGAGCCAAGAATATTCGTATCAAAGAAATCAAAGATTAATGCCTCAGCAACCTTCTTTCTCAGTAGAGAACAACTTCACCAAAGGTCTGGTAACAGATTCTACAGGACTTAATTTTCCTGAGAATGCTGCTACAGACTGTGATAATTGTGAATTCACTCTAGTTGGGGATGTTCTCCGTAGAGAAGGAATTGACATTGAAGACAATGGAACTCTGAATACTCTGGCAGATAGAACTGGTAAAGCTGTATCCACTTACAAGTGGAACAATGCCGGAGG